TACTTGTCTTCTTTTGTTGAAGGCATACAAACTCATATCAAGCCTGATGGCAAGCTACATGTGAGACTACTACAACACAGGACAGCGACAGGCAGGTTTAGTGGTGCTGACCCTAATATGCAGAATATGCCTAGAGGTGGTACGTTTCCTGTAAAGAAAGTATTTGTGTCACGTTGGAAGGGTGGCAAGATACTTGAAGCTGACTTTGCACAGTTAGAGTTCAGAGCTGCTGCATTTTTATCACAAGACCAAACTGCAATGAAGGAGATAGAAGATGGATTTGATGTTCATAGTTATACTGCTCGTGTTATCAGCGATGCTGGTGAGAAGACATCTCGCCAAGAAGCAAAAGCACATACCTTTGCACCACTCTACGGAGCAACAGGCTTTGGAAGGACACCTTCTCAGGCTACATATTATAAACACTTCACAGATAAGTACAAAGGAATCGCATTATGGCACACCCAATTGGCTAAAGAAGTTATGAATACAGGCAAGATAAAGATACCTTCAGGTCGAGAGTTTGCCTTCCCTGATGCAAAGAGATACTCAAGTGGCAAGATAACACACTTTACACAGGTAAAGAACTATCCTGTACAGAGTTTTGCTACTGCTGACATAGTTCCACTTGTGCTGATGCACATTGACAAACTTCTATCTTCATTACAATCCTGTGTTGTCAACAGTGTACATGACTCAATAGTAATTGATGTACATCCTGAAGAAGAGAATCAAGTTCTATCTGTACTAAAATCAGCTAATGACCAATTACTTAACATTATAAATCGTAAGTTTAATATAGATTTTAATGTGCCATTATTATTAGAAGCAAAAATAGGTAATAATTGGCTTGACACCAAAGACGTTTTGTGATATAACAATAAAACTTTAATAAAGGAGAAAATATATATGAGTGATTTAGTAACTATTGATACTGCAAATTATGCCGCCATGGCAAAAGCTATGGGCATAGCAGGAGAGAATACTTCTACAGATAAGAAGTCTAATGCTTTACCTAGACTAAAGATAAACCATTCACCTATTATGGGCGAAGAAGAGATTAAGGGTAAGATGACTAAAGTAGAAGTAGTTGGAGGTGGTACATATAAGTTGGATATACCTGATGACAAAGCAGTATATGCATCTTCTGCTACCATAAGACCTTTCCTACAGAGATTTATGTATAAGAGATTCGTAAAGAATATGAGTGCGAAGCCTGGTGAACCTATGGGCACGTATCATAAAACTCTTATGGCAGATAATCTTAATATAGATTTGAAGGATAACCAAGGTGGTTTTAATTGTGGTAAGCCATCAGGTTATATACAGGACTTTAAATCACTACCTGAAAAGACACAGGAACTTATCAAGCAGATAAAACGTGTTCGTGTAGTCTTTGGTATAGTTGATTTGATTGACCCTGTAAATGAGAAAGGCGATACAGTTGAAGTTGGTGGTCAACCATTTATATGGGAGATTGATAACAGAGATGCCTTTAAGATAATGGCAATGCCTTTCACTAAGCTATCTCAAATGAAGAGACTGCCTGTTCAGCATAATGTAACTCTTGGTACAGAGGAAAGAAAACTACCAAATGGTAATTCTTTTTATCTTCCAACTGCAAGTTTAGATGTATCTAATACTATACAGTTAACTAGTGCAGACCAAGAAACATTTGCTAACTTCCTAGCTTGGGTAGAGAACTATAACAGTTACATTATCAGTGAATGGGATTCCAAAGTGAATCACCATGACGAAGGAGATAATGATGTTATTAGTGACTTCATAGATATTGAAGAAGAGGTAGCTTAATGCAACATCGTGCAGAGTTGGCGATTAGTCAATACCTAGAAAATGCTTCAAAGGGTTTGACATCAATGAGTGATGAAACTATAAATCGTGTAGGCGAAGAAATAAAAGAAGCACTCAAACGTCAGTTTGCAGGTGGTAATAAACGAGATGGGTTTAAGTTGCGTATGTCTAATATTGGCAGACCTTCCTGTCAGTTATGGTTTGAGAAGAATAAACCTGAGACTGCGTTACCTAAACCCACTACGTTTGTTATGAACATGATGATTGGTGATATAGTTGAGTCTGTGTTTAAGGCATTATTAACTGAATCTCAAGTGGATTATAAAGATAGTGATACTGTAACCCTTGACATTGACGAAAAAAATACTATATCAGGTTCATACGATTTAGTTGTTGATGGTGCAGTCGATGATATTAAGTCTGCATCTGATTGGTCTTACAGACATAAGTTTGATTCATATGAGTCGTTAGCATCAGGAGATAGCTTTGGCTATGTCGGACAGCTTGCAGGTTATGCAAAAGCATCAGGCTACAAAGCAGGTGGTTGGTGGGTTGTAAACAAAGCCAATGGTCAGTTTAAATATGTTCCTGCTGATATTGATATGGATGAAGAACTTGCTAAGATAAAGAAGACTATCAAGGCAGTTGAATCAGAAAAGCTAGTACGGTGCTTTGAACCTGAACCTGAAACCTTTAGAGGAAAACCTACAGGAAACATGGTACTAAATAAAAACTGTACATTTTGTTCATATAGGGAATCTTGTTGGGAAGACTTGAAAGAGCTACCTGCACAGATGTCTCAGGCTAGAGAACCAAAGATGGTTCAGTATGTTAAGATGAAAGGAGAATAACATGAGTAAGTCAATAGATGAACTAAAAGCAAACATTGAAGAAATGGAAAAACAATTAGCTGAAGCAAAGAAAGAGTATCGTGAACTACGTACAGCAGGTTTACGAGATGCAATCGAAGCTAGGAAAGCAGCTGACGAAGCAGTAAAGGAAGAGCTAAGGAACTTAGGTTATTCTAATACCTATTCGTACAGCAACCCATTTATTTCGTGGCGAAACTTCTAGGTGTCTCCTCATAAAATAAGAAGAGATGCTATAAAGCATGGGTATAGGAGTGGGTTAGAGCACACTATCTCACTCTACTTAAAGGATTTAAAGTATGGTTATGGCTATGAATCAATTAAGATAGAATGGGAAGACTTATCCTACAGAACCTATACCCCTGACTTTATACTTGACAATGGTATAATAATAGAAACAAAAGGAAGATTTTTAGCTGTAGATAGAAGAAAGCATTTAGCTATACAGAAACAACACCCTGAGTTAGATATTCGATTTGTATTCACTAACAGCAGAACTAAATTAAGAAAAGGTGCTAAGTCTACGTATGGTCAATGGTGTCAGAAATATGGATTTAGATACTATGACAGAATAATACCTGAAGATTGGCTAAAAGAAAAAGGTAAAAACAAACACCCCAAATTTATTAAGTTTACAGGAAATAAGGTTAGGAGAATCAAATGAAAAGACTACTAGGGCAGATAAAACCAGAAGATTTTATAATAGGAATAAGACCTGACATGGATGAAAATAATGTGTGGACAGGTGAAGTTACTATGAATATAGTTACATCTAAAGAAAATCCTCTAGATGATGATGACTACTATGCCTTACTTGCTTTTTGTAAAGTTATATGTTCGTCTGTTCCTGTCATGGAAGAAGATGATTATGTGCGAAAGAAATTAGAAGATAAAGCTGATGAGTATGAGAAGTATGTGGAAGAACCTTTGAAGAAGAAAAAGGGAAAAGTAGTTGACAAACAGGACAATGTTGTGATATTGTCTTTTGATGCAGATACAAAAGGAAACGCATAATGGAAAGGCATATAGATTACATGGTTAGAAGATTAAAGGAAGAAGAGCAAAAAAAAGAAGACATGGTTAATCATCCTGCCCATTACAACAAAGCAGGTATTGAAACAATTGATGCTATTGAAGCAGCTACCAATGAAGGCTTTAAGTATTATCTACAAGGTAATATATTAAAGTACATATGGAGATACGAGTACAAGAACGGTGTTGAAGACTTAAAGAAAGCACGTTGGTATCTCAATAAACTCATAGAGGTGTATGATGATAAAAGTTAAGATTATGCTAACACTTCAAGTAGACCCTGAAGATTATCCTGTGCCTTCTGATGGAGATGTCACCGAAGATTTTGAGGACTACATGAATGAATTGTTTCACGACCTGGAAGGTGTCACTGTTAAAAATATGCGGATATTAATGGAGTAGCAAATGCAAAATAATTATTTACCAACAGACTATCAAAACTTTATAGCATTGTCTCGTTATGCTAGATGGAAAGATGATGAGCAACGTAGAGAGAATTGGGGAGAAACTGTAGACAGATACTTTAGTTACATGACTAATCATCTCAAAGAAAACTATAATTACAGTTTAACTAAAGCCTTGAAAGAAAAACTAACAGAACAGATAATGAGCTTAGGTGTTATGCCTAGTATGAGAGCATTGATGACATCAGGACCTGCTTTAGACAGGTGTCACGTTGGTGGCTACAACTGTAGTTATATACCTGTAGATAGCCCACGTTCATTTGACGAATGTATGTACATACTTATGTGTGGTACAGGTGTAGGATTCTCTGTGGAAAGAGAGAATGTAGACAAGCTACCTATCATTAGTGAGAACATGCAAGAGTCTGATGTTGTTATCAAGGTAGAAGATAGTAAGGCAGGATGGGCAAAAGCCTACAGAGAGTTAGTGGCTTTGTTGTATTCAGGTATGATACCGTCATGGGATGTATCTAAGGTGCGACCATCAGGTGCAAGATTAAAAGTTATGGGTGGCAGGGCATCAGGTGCTGATCCTCTGGTTAACTTATTTAAATTCACTGTAGAGAAATTCAAGAGTGCAACAGGTAGGAAGTTGTTTCCCGTTGAGTGTCACGATATTATGTGTAAGGTTGGTGAGGTTGTTGTCGTAGGTGGTGTAAG